TCCGTCTGGCGGAGGACCTTCTGGCTGAGATAGCCAATGGCCTTGTGGTCTTTGGTCCGGATGTGGAACTGGAGCTTGGCAGCACCATCACTCCTTTCATTCAGGAATATACCCACACGCTTAGCGGTGCGACCCTTGCTTTAACCATCAATGTTCCAAACAACTACGACGCTTGCGCAATACCTGCGGACTGGAGCATCGGCGGCAGCGGATCTGCACAGCCTCCTTCGCCTCCGGTGTCGCTGGTGCTTAAGGTGAACAACGTCAACAACGTGAACCAGAGCGTCCTCGACCTTGTCAACGGGACGAACGTCACAATCGAAGACCTCGGAGACGGTCGCGTTCGGATCAACTCAAGCGGAGGAGAAGGATCTGGGACTCTTGTCAGCACAGAGTTCAGCACGAGTCACATCACAGCAAACGGCAATGCCTACGCCGTGAATGACGTCGTATGGTATATCGGAAACCTTTACCGATGTATTGCTGCGAACGACGCAATCCTGCCAACGAACGCGGCGTACTGGACGCTCGTCGGTTCTGCTTTTCGAGCTCGACAGACTCCGGTCGACTGGAATGCGACAAGCGGCGACTACCAAATACTCAACAAGCCGACCATTCCGAGCGCGCAAGGTCTGCAGGATGTCATCACGACGGATCCGGTGCTCACTGTGGACAACACAATCGACTGCAACACATTCGGGCTAACTATTGACGGCACCTCGAACTTCACCGTCAACGGCACGTCGAAGCTCAGCCTCAACGTCAACAATACAGCTGAGATAGGAATCAACACTGGCGGCGTAATAATGGAGGAGAACAGTGGAGCGGTGCAGAGCAACGTCGCTGTGACCACATCCAACGCCATCATGCAATCGACCAGCGGGACCGACGTGACAAGGATATCTGTCTCACCGACAGCCGTGACTTTATTCACTCCGAACGTCAACGACGCCACAGCTACCGTCGGACAGGTGCTCACCCTCATGAATGCAGGCAGCGGCGAGGTCGAGTTCACAACGGTGAGCGCAGGATCTGGAACCGTGACTTCGGTCGGTCTCACCATGCCGAGCGCGTTCAGTGTCGCGAGCTCACCAGTCACCACAGCCGGGACTCTCGCGGTCACCGGAGCGGGGGCATCAAGTGAATATATCGATGGAACAGGTGCACTCCAGCCCTTTCCCGCTTTACCACCGGTGATTGGGGACATGCTCAAGAGTGAGTATGATACGGACAACGACGGCATTGTTGACTTTGCAGAAGCGCTTAAAACCGAGGTCCGGAATTCAACGGGAGCGACGCTGCATAAAGGGCACATCGTACGGCTCAGCGGCAGCACGGGTAACCTCCCGAATGCAGTTTATGCTCAGGCAAACAATGATGCAAACAGCGCTCAGACCTTTGGGGTCGTCTTTGCGGACATACCCAACAACAGCAATGGTTATGTGATTACCCTTGGGCAAATCAACACGCTCGATACGCGAACGACTGCGACAAATCCATTCACCAGTGACACGCTTGCCGACGGCGATGTCATATACCTATCGCCCACGACTCCCGGACACATCACGAATGTGAAACCATTTGCACCTCAGCACATCGTATACTGTGGAATGGTGGTGCGCACGTCACCGACAAACGGAACCATCCAATACCGAATTCAAAACGGCTACGAGCTGGACGAACTTCACAATGTGGTGGCGACTTCGCCTGTCAACAATGATTACATGTACTACGATTCTAGTACATCGCTGTACCGCTTGCGCCAACTTACTGCTTCATTGATTACCGATAGCACAACGGTCGGTCAAAATCTTGTCAAGCTCCCCAACCCGAGCGCGGTGCGGTACTTGAGAATCAACGCAGATAACACGGTCTCGGCATTGACGCTGGCAGAGCTCAAGACGGACCTGTCAATCGGTAGCGACATCACTCTTGTCGTCGCTTCGAACGTGGTCAACGTCGGCACTACATTCGAAGATGTCACCGGACTTTCCTTCGCGATGACCGCAGGTAAGACTTACAAGTGGCGTGCTACTATTAGCTTTGGAACGGTGTCTGGGACAATCATGTTCTCGACCAACGGACCAACAACCACACTGAACAACTCCCGCTTCACCATGACCACGAGCGCGACAGCAAACTCAATCAGCAATCAGGTCACCTACGACAGCGGGACAAATGTCGTCGCTACTAGCAACGGACTATGCACAGCGGATGGCATCGTTCGAGTGAGTGCGAGCGGGACATGGACGGTTCGCTTCCGATGCTCAGTCGGTGGAAACTTAACAATCAGAGCAGGCAGCGTGCTCGAATATTCGGAGGTCCTATAACATGGCGAGACCAGTCGAATATGGCAAGCTCTACGACCTGCTCGATGACTTCGGGAAGGGGGTTGTTGAGAGTGCGGTGTCAAATATCCGGATCATCCGACGCATCAACGGCAAGAGCCGCAGGACAACGGCAACCGGGACGCTCGAGAAGTCTCTCAGGTATGATGTCACGCGTAAGGGCAAAAGCACCACCATTGGATTCCTATCAGTTGGGACTGGTGCTACCTATGCTGACTTCATAGAGCAAGGTGTGAACGGTACGGAGCGAAACAGGAACAGCCCTTACTCTTTTCGCGGTAACCCAATCCCGGTGACGCCAATATACAAGTGGATCAAGGCCAAGGGAATCAAGCCGCGCAACGTCGACGACCCGAACCGGATGAAGCGCTCGCAGTTCACCAATGCGGCAAAAGAGTCAAAGAGAAGAGGCAAGGAGATAACGCAAGAGGACCTGCTTCGAAGCATGGCTGCACGCATGGCAAAGAGCATCAGCCGTAAAGGTATCGAAGGCATCCACTACTTTCAAGATGCCCTTGAGACAGAACTTGACAAGCGGGGTCCGGAATTTCTCGAGACCATCACCGCAATTATTGACGAAGTACTTGAACAACGTAAAAAGAAACGATAGATGGCACTCACACTGATTGACTCACCGCGACCTTGGAGCCCAAGAGGGCAGCGCTTGATATACGCACTCACCAGCACATCAACTGCTCAGAGTGGTTTTAAGGTGCAGGCGGCGGTGTACAAGGTATCCACAGCGGAGACCTTTACCTTCATGCTCAGCGTGGATCCAACGAATCAGATATTGTATGACCTTGGTAGTCTGGTGAACCTTCGCAACTACGAGGATGACCCGGACCTTCACTCACGCATTGGATTCAATGACGAACCAGCGGGGAGTGGATTCGAGGAGTATATAATCACATTCACGGAATATTGGCTGGTCGGCGGAGTGCTGACTCCGAACGCAGGTGGAGCGGTGACGACGGACGCCATACTTGTCAACAACGGTTACTTCCAGATGAAGGATGGCTACAGTCCGAGCACCAACACCGGAAGCATCGATGTGAAATATGCGCTTAGCGGATCTACAAACAGTCGCACCATGAGTGACCGCTTCGCGTCAACGCATAAGTGGACGAGCATATACAGCGTGTTCAGTGGAAATCCAACAGCAGTCCTGCCGTATCTGATTCAAATACCCGTGCGCGAGGCTGACTACGGTTTGATGCTGATACCCGGAACAGATGGATATCTCACCTCAAATTTTGTCGACAAATATCGAGTTACAATTATTGACTCGGCAGGTTTGTCTCACGCATGGACCAGCGCCAGCATGCCTAACAACGTTATGATTCAACTGGGTGTATATCCCGCGAACTTGAACGACGACCCTGCGGTCACTGAGAAGCCAGAGGATTATCCAGACTGGAGATACTACGTCGTCGAATTCTTAAGTGCTGCAAATCTCGTGATTGCGAACCGCTACCTGTTCTACAACGCCGAACTTTATGGCCAGTGGGACTGCAGGTACACACCAGTTCGTTTGGCTTGGGTAAACTCACGCGGAGGCTGGGACTACTTCAACTTCATAAAAAAGAATGAGGTCACGGACGCCATCGAACGCAAGCAGTACAAGCAGACCCGCTGGAGAAACACCTCTCCATTCTACGTTTCAAGTGACCGGGTATTAACCGACCGCGAGACAATCGTAACTCAAACACTGCAGGTCACTTCGGATTGGCTGCAGGAGAATGAGTACGTATTTTTGCGAGGGCTTTTGGTAAGCAATCAGGTTCATATCGTACAGGACGACGGGACCTTTCTACCAGCAAGCGTGGAGGACACCAGCTTCCTTGAGCGTCGAGAGCGCAACGGCAAGCTCTACAACCTACAACTGAGCATTAAATATTCCCAAGACTACTGGACATGAGGTACGACGTAGAGCTGATTGTGAGCAGCCAGAAATTCGCAACCGACTACACCTTAAACATTAAGGTCATTAGCGCAGCGGCCATCGGTGACACCACTATCGTCGTCGGCATCAACTACGGTAACGAGCCGCTCGTCGAGGTCGGCTCTCGTTTGCTGATCGTGACCACTGGCCAGATCGTGACTCTCTTGTCGCGAGATAATTTAGTGGACGACGAGTGGGCGCTGACCATTGACGAGCCGTTGACCGGATCACTGGCACCACTGGACACAATCAGCGTGCTCAGCCTATACACAACCAAACACGTCCTCGAGCTTTATGAGAACGAGACCATCTCCCAAACATGGCAGTTCAGTGACTTGCAAACCTTCTCGGCTCTCGGGTCCTTCTCTCGGGAGTTCCGGGTACCAGCAACTCGTGCTAACTGCGATGCGATGGGGTACTTGCAAGACCCTAACTGGAGCGAACTCATAGACTACTTTCAGGTCAAACTTGACGCCGAGCTGCGCGTCCAGACTTTACCGCTGGCTCGTGGATATATCCGGGTGGGTCGCGTTATAACCCAAGCCGACAAGCTCGCGGACTTTGAGCTTACCTTTTATTCGGAAGCTCCCGACCTCTTTTCAAAACTTGGCAGCAAGAAGCTAAAGGACATTTCGGCGTTGACTTCATTAAACGCGGTGCTGGACTACGACGAGGTTATTAATGCGACAGGCTACCCATACCTTTACAGCCTCTCGGACTATGGTCAAAAGTGGAGCGAAGCGGGGGAAGCAGGAACCAGATCAATTTATGACGAAAGCGTCACCGGATGCGTTCGAGCTGGAGACCTGACCCCTTCAATGAGCTGGGGCTGGATATTTGAGAAGATACTCAAGGAGGCAGGCTTTGAATATGAAGCGACTGACCTCATAAATATACTTAACGAATATTATGCGCCATGGATCAACACCAAGGCGCTAACGTTCACGGCAAGCGAACAGGGTGCTCTTTTTAAATATTACCTAACGGCAGCGGCGGCGGCTTCCCCATCCTTTGTGCCACTTCCATTTGTAACTGAGGAGTTCGACAATGGCAACAATGTGGTCGGTTCCACTTTCACCGCACCAGCTTCTGGTATTTTTTACTTTCGAGTATGGGCAACCATTAACAACACTGCGGCAGTTAGTTCTTTAAACATTGCCTACCGGAATCTAACGCAGGGAGATTTTGTCGAAGTAATCAATCAAACCATCCCAATTGGCGTCACCAACTATGACAGCGCAAACAGCTTCGTAGGCATCACGGCTCAAGCAGGTGACCAGATAACTTTCTGGTTTCGCAGTGCGGCAGGAGTGGCGGCAACATTTCTCGGTGGTGCAAGTTATTCTGGAGGCACCGGTGTCGAACTTTATGATGTAAACTTTACAGATAATCTTGTCTTGAATTGGGCGGCGAATGCTCCGGACATCCTGCAGGCTGATTTCCTGCGGGATGTGTTTAACATGCACTGCTGCGTTATAGTTCCAGACCGAAATGTCTCGAACCTCCTACTCATTCGAATCATTAAGGACTACATTGGAAGTGGTGTGGAGCGCGACTGGTCCCGGAAGCTGGACATTTCAAAAGACATTGTACTGTCCAACACCTCTGACTTTCAATATAAGGAGCTTACATTCACCTACTCGGAAGGAGAAGATGTCGCCAGCCAGATATATAAGGGTCTTGGACGCATATATGGAGACTATAAGATTAACGGTTACACGGTAACTGAAAACGATGTGCCGACTGACTTTGCGCGTGATGGCGAACAGTCTGTACAACTTACATCTCAGTCCACGCCGTGTAACTACATCAACGGAACCAGCGTCATCATACCAAAGTTTGTGGATGAAAATGGAGAGTTTGTAAGCCCAAAGCTCCGCTGCTTATTTCATGCAGGAGATTATCCTCTCTACTTGTGGATTACTGCAGGAAACTTTCCGGACACCGCCTACGTCGTCCCAGTCTTAAATCATTATGAGTTCAGCGTTCCAAGTTTCTCCCAAAGGGACCTAAACTGGGCGCCCGAACAGCCAATCCAACTCATCCAGTCAAATCCAATTAACAACCTGTTCAACTTGTACTGGCGTGATTACCTCAATGGCTTGTATTCACCACAGGCTCGGGTACTCGAGGCTTACTTCGCACTGGATCTTTCAGACATTCAGAGCTTCACTTTTGCCGACCTTGTCTGGGTCAAGAATGCATGGTGGCGCATCTTAAAGATTGAGGATTTTAAGATTGGAGTCAGCGATACCGTGAAGGTTACCCTGATTAAGTACATCGAACCCGGTGCGGAGACCAGCGCCATTCCTGTTGGAGCTACCGCAGGTGGTGAGGTTGAGTTTGAGGATGGTGCAGGCAATCCAATCTCACCGACCCAGTCAGCTTGCGAACGTTATGGATTTGTATGGGACCCAGTTACACAAAGCTGCTCAGCTTCCCCGGTCCCTCCGGTAGCAACGCAAAGACCTGCCGCGACTAAGGTTGGAGGCAGCACGCGAGAAGTTTCCAATGCCTCGAATACAATTGTCATGGCTGATAAGTTGGACAACGCTCCGACAAACCAGTACACTGTTGCGGTCGGCACGAATATCAAACTCGAAACAGATAATCCATTGAGCATTGCGGTCGGTGAGAAGCTCACCAAGCTCGAGACCGGAGGTGTCGCGATGTTCGGCAAGAACGTGCAAATAAACATGTCAGGCCTCCACTACGGAGGAGGCTATCGTAACAACGACCCAGCGAACGGCATCTTAGGCTTCGCGCAAGCTGGTGAAGTAATCCTGCACAACTACGTCTTTGTCACACTGGGGGGCATAGCTCAGGAGCTGTATATTGACGGCGAGAGTGGTCGAAACATCACGCTCGAAGACAACACACTCTGGAGCTGTTTACTGAACCTTACAATTACAGATGGCGGTCTGACGGGCTACCATGTGGGCCAGTACTCCTTCGGAATCTACAAGGTCGGAGGTGTGGCTGGTGTCGGTGCAATCACAATCGTCGCAGAGGACTCAGCGCTCGGCACCAATGTCTTCACGATAGCGGTCGACGTGGTGAGTGATACGACGCAGCACCGCATCACGGTGACACCCACTGCTGGAACATACCCGGACCAGTTCTATTTGGTGGCTTCAATAATCTATCAACAAGTACGAACATCATGAACCATAACACGTTAACACCCTTATTGCATCTTATCAAAGCAGGATATAAAACCAACACCAACCAGCGCCACCTTCGCGGTGCGCGTCTGGCACTCTTCTACTTTGTCAAGTGGACCATTGTTTTGGCTGCTTGGGGATTTCTTTTTTGTCTCATCTACTTAATCTCATGCAATGGCTAAGAAATATGTGATTGAACTCGAAACCAAAGCGGACGGCACGATTGACGTCCTCGATGGGGTAGCAAAAGGACTGGACGACATTGCGGCAGCGGAGAAGAAGGTCGCCTCCGGAACCCAAGATGTCACCGACGAACTTGCCAAGCTGCGAACACAGCTGCAGGGAATGGACACCAAGAGCGACCAATACAAGGAGCTCTCGGAGCAGTATAAGAAGCTGGGCGGGAACATTGCTGACCTCGTTCCCAAAACAGCAAACCTCAAACTGGAACAGCGCGAGCTTCGCAAGGCTCTCCTTGCAGGACAAGAGGCTCTTGGGGTTGAAAAGTACACGCAGCTCACGCAGCGTCTGGGGGAAGTTAACGATCAACTCAAAGACATCGCAGAGAGTGCTGGCCAGAATGCTGGACCACCCCTCGAAAACCTGAGCAACATCAGCGCTGGATTGGGTGACCGTTTGAAAAACCTCGACTTTGATGGATTAAATCAAGACATCCGGAACGTTGCGGGGAACGTGAAGAACTTCTCCGTTAAAGGTCTGGTTGACGGAGTTAAAGGATTAGGGGGAGCTTTTCAGGCGCTGGGTAAAGCTCTGCTTGCTAATCCTATATTTGCCATTGCCGCTGCGATTGTAGCCATTGGTCTTGCGGTTAAGGCATTCATCGACTCCGAGCGGGAAGATGTCCAGAAACTCAATGAAGAACAGGATAAAGCCACCGCAAGGCGAAAGGATGCCGAACGTCTGGCGTACACTCAGGCTGCGGACGATAATAAAAAGCTGACCCAGCTCAAGTTGCAATCCAGTGCTGCAGACTTATCTGACACGAAGGCCAAGATTGACCGCCTCGTGAATCTCCAGCGGTCATATATTGGAATCAGTAAAGACCAAGAGAAGGAGCTGGCTGAGCTTCGGGACCGATATCGCTCGCAGGAAATCGACCGGGAGATTATAAAGCAGGAACGCATCAACGCACTGAACCAGAAACGCGTCGACCTTGAGACGGAGTTCAGTCTGCGCAACCTTGACGAGCGTGCACGTGCGGAAGCTGACCTAACTGCCGAGTATGTCAAGCGGGAGCAGGAGCTTAAAGACCTCGGAGCCACTGAGGAGGACCTTGACAAACTGGGTGAGGTCTTTGCAACTCGCATCGGTAAGCTCCGACAAGGCTTCGCGGACGCAGACAGAGCAACCGCCCAAGCCTCTGCCGATGCTGCAAAAGCTCGCCGAGACAAGGAAGCCGAAGATCGTCAAGCTGTACTGGACGCTATCGGAGAAAGCCAGAAGGCACTGGAGGACTTAAACAAAACTGCACAGCAGAAAGAGCTGGAAGCCTCTGCTGAAAAGTACGCAAAACTTAAAAAACAGGCAGAGGATGCCAAGGTTGACACCACTCAAATCGTCGAATTGCAGGCAAAAGAAGAGCAATCCATACGTGACCGGTACGCAAAGGAGGCAATCACCTTAAGCAAACAGGCAAAGGAAGAGCAACAAGCCGAACTGGATGCTTTGATTGCGGAGAATGAGGCCATCCAACGGGGAGCTCAGCAGACTGAAATCGACGCCATACAGGAGGTTTACTTCGAAAAGAAAACATTACTTGAGGCAGCGGGCCAAGATACGACTGCTTTAACCGCCCAATTTGAAAAGGACAAGGCGGCAATCGTTGCCAAATACGCGCAGGACGAGATTGAAAAGACCAAAGCTCGCAACGAAGCAGTCTTTATGGTTGAGCAATCCGGGAAGTCCCAGCGTCAACAAGCGCTTGATGCGGACCTTCTTGCGCTTAAGACGGACTACGATGCCCGCATTGCACTGGCTAAAAAGTATGGTTTGGATGTGGAAGCCATCGAACAGGAGTACACTGACAAGGTCAAGCAGCGACGCGTACAAGAAGCGGTAGACACAGTTGACCAATGGGCAAAGGCTGCTGGAGATGCTCTAAATATTTTAAGCTCCATAAATCAAACTAAAGCCGATGAGCTAGGGCGGCGTCTCACAGACCTCGATAAAGAGATTGAGGGAGCCCGGACAACTCAGCAACGTGCTGAACTTATCAAAAGAAGGAATGCTTTAGAAGCTGAGCAAAAAAGAGTATTTGAACAGAACAAAAGACTGCAAATTGCACAAACCATTGTCAACACCACAGCCAGCGCTGCAGCCGCATTCGGTTCACAACTCATTGTTGGAGACCCAACCAGTGTAATTCGTGCGGGTATTGCAGCGGCAGCAGTTGCCGCCAGTGGTATTGCACAGGTTAAGCAAATCAAAGCCACTCAGTTCGAAAGCACTCAGCCTCCTTCGAGCACTGACCTTCCAAGCATCGATGGGGGCGGTGGAGGTAGTGAAGATACCGGTTCATCTACTCCCGGATTCAACCCACTGGTTTTGGACTTTTTAAATAAAAGATCTGAGCAGCAGTTGCCTCGTGCTTATGTTTTGTCGGGAGACGTTGAGAAGGCAAGCGAAGCGAGAGCACGCGTGGAGGAGCTGGCGAGGTTATAAAAAAAGCGCCTCCGTTGAGGCGCCCCTTAAACCTGAACTAAAAACAAATTTACTAAATCATGAGCCGCTAATATAACCAAAAAAAAAATGGAAACGAAAAAAAAAGTTCTAAAGTGCGTTGTTGACGATGAGATGCGTCTCGGCGTGCAGGCAATCAGCCTCGTCGAGTTCCCCGCAATCGAAACCAACTGGGTAGCCTTAAGTGAGATTAAACTCAGCGCCATCAACGAGGAGCGACGGATGCTTTACGGTCCCGCACTCATCCCGGAGAAGTACATCCTGCGCATCGACAAGCAGACGGGCGAGGAGTTCTACATCTACTTTGACAAGGAGACCGTGTACAAGTGCGCGCACCAGTTCATGCTAAAGAATCTCCACCACAACCACACGCTGGAGCACCGCATGTCGGTCACCGGATGTACAGTTGTCGAAACTTGGTATAAGGAAAGCGAGCAGGACAAGAGTGTTGCCTTGGGCATCGACGTTCCGGTTGGCACTTGGCTTGTCGGCAGCTATGTCCAGAACGACGATCTATGGAACGAGGTCAAACTTGGTAAGGTGAAAGGTTTCTCGATTGAGGGCATCTTCGACCACATGGTAACGGAGCTAAGTGAACAGACCGACGACCTTTTCATTAAGGCCCTTATGGAAGCGCTGAGTGAATAAAAGTGTCACGCTTTTGCAACTTGATGGTGAAAGTTATGAAGATGGAGTCCATTATTCAAACGATAAAAAATGAAGGGAACAATTGCACAAAAAGTTCGCGACATCTTCCACCAGTTTAGCATCGACCCCAAGAAGATATTCCTCGAAGACGAGGAGGTGACGCTTGAGCTCGAAGGTATGCTGGCCGACGGCACGGTGATTTTCACCAGCGCTCCGGAATGGACAATGGGTGTCGATGTATACACAAAAGATGAAAGCGGTACCTCTACCCCACTTATGGCAGGTGAGTACTCTCTCGAAGATGGTCGCATGATCGTTGTCGGTGAAGATTCCAAGATTGCAGAAATCAAGGAGGTCGAAGTCGAAGTCGAAGAGGAGATGTCAACTGCTGACTTAATCACCACAATCGAGAGCTTGAGCTCACGTGTGGCTGCTTTGGAAGGCCAGAACCAAGAGTTGCTGAGCAAACTTGCGAAGTCAGAGGCTGATAACATGAACAAATCAACTGAGCTCAGCGCTGTAAAGACTGAACTCTCTGAGATTAAGTCAAGCGCCGCAGCTCCTTCTGTAAAAGAGAAGAGCAACGAGGTGAACCTATCTCGAAACCAAAAGCAATCAAACCCAAGTGTTAAGCCGTTCCACCGCATGTCCATGCAAGAACGCATTGAATACAACCTACAAAACAAGAATTAAAAAATGGCAACAACTGTAAACAACACCACGACTTACGCCGGTAAATTTGCCGGGGAGTACATCAAGGCTGCATTCTATGCGAACGACACGCTGCAGCAAATCACCGTGAAAGAGAACATCGAGTACAAAGCTGTTGTGAAGCGCATCGCTGACAACGTGACCTTTGCTAACGCGACTTGCGCTTTCACTCCAACTGGAACGATCAACTTAACCGAGCGCATCATCGAGCTCAAGAAGCTGCAGTTCCAGCAGGACATCTGTATCAACGAGTTTAACGACTCTTGGGAAGCAAAAGATGTGCAGAACGGCACTCTTGGCGCTGCCCTTACTGATGGCATCATCAGCACAATGCTTGCTGGAATTGCCCAGAACAACGAGAACTTGATCTGGACCGGTAACGGTGCAACCGCTGGTGAGTACGCTGGTTTGTTGACACAGATTGGTAACGACGCAGATGGAGACATCAACTTCGTATCGACTCCGGTAGCTATCGACTCAAGTAACGTTTTTGCAAAGATCCAAGCCTTGATTGCTGCTGCTCCATTGGCATTGAAAAAGGCCAGCGAAAAGCCGTTGATTTACATGGGCCAAGACGTGTGGGAGGCTTATATGTACGCAAACGCTGCAGCAGGTAACGGATGGTACACTTATGCTGGTCCGGAAGTTCAGAAGAGCTTCATGGGTCTGTACAACATCGCTGTGTGTCCGGGCATGCCAGCCAGCACAATGATTATGGCTCAGCCTTCGAACTTGTGGTTCGGCACTAACCTCGTGAGCGACTGGAACAGCCTGCAGGTTGTAGACATGCGCCAGTGGGCAGACGAGACTGTTCGCTTCTCGATTAAGTTCTTCGCCGCTACCCAGTACGGCGTAGGTCAAGACATCGTTGCATACAGCACGTGGTTCTAATATTCACAGTAGGGGCTTCGGCCCCTGCTTTTTAACTAACTTAATACACTGATAACCAATGGCTTGTGTCCTCTCTTCGGGCTTTTTGCTCGACTGTAATGAAGGTGTAGGTGGCGTGAAGGAAATCTTCATCGCACCTTGGAATTCCTTCTCTTCTGGTGTAACGCAAGATGGTGATGGAATAATCACAGCTTTCACGGTGGCTGCACCTGTGACTGTGTACCGCTACCAGCCGAACCGTAACACCGGAGCTGTAACAATCACACCAACCGCAAACCTCGAGAACGGGACGCTGTACTTTGTACAAGCTGTCGAGTTAACTCTTGGTAAGCTGGACAACGACAAGCGCAAGGAACTCGAGAACCTTTCAAAAGCTAAGGTTGCGGTTTTTGTGCGTTTGTATGACGATCAAATCATGATGTGCGGAACTACCGACGGATGCTTCTTGACTGCGGGCACATACCAAAGCGGTAAGGCAAAAGGAGACTTGAATGGTTACACGTTGACCCTCACCGCTGAGGAGCCAACGCAGCCACTCTTCCTTGAGCCATACACTACCGGGGACACGCCGTTCTCGAACTTCACGCCTGACATTGTAGTCAGTCCTGCGTACGCGTAATCTTGTGTTATAGATGTCTGAATTGATTTTAGGGTGGGAGGCGTGACGAAGGTCACGCCTCTTTTTATTAAAAACGAACTGCATGATATATCTCAACACGAACCAGATGAATCAAGCGCTCTACCTGACGCTTGACGAGGCCCGTCAGTACTTCTCGACACCGTTCACGCACTACCTGTTTATACTTCGGCACGACGAAAACAGCGCCGCTGGTGTATATTTGGCAAAAGTGCTGAATGTCGTGGACGAGTCTCAGCGGATTACACACGCACTGATTGACACCACTGGACTTACGCTACCCGGACGCTACCGTTACACCGTTTACGGTCAAAACAGCGCGGTTAACGTGAACCCAACGGACGCGAGTGTGGTTGGTATTTGCGAGATTGGCTTGGCAACATTGAGCAACGGCGACACGTTCTACGACGTACCTGATATAACAATCAACAACGACATCATCTTCAATGGCTAACAACATCCTAAACATCCAGCTCACGGAGTACACACCAGTCCTGAGCACAGAGAAGGTTGACCGTTCTGGCTGGGTGACCTCCGGAGCCGACAACCTATTTCCATACTACCTGCGCGACCTTGCGGAGTCATCTCCCATTCATGGCGCTTTGTGCATCTCTATCTCGGACATGATTTCTGGAAAAGGGGTCAAAGCAAGCACAAATCAGGAGCGCGTGGACGTTCTTATAAACGAAGAAGTCCGAGAAGGCTGTGCTTCGGATCTTAAAAAGTACGGTGGGTACTATATCGAGGTCATCTACACGGTCGACCGCAAGGGCATCGCAAAACTGCGCCACTTGCCATACGAGGAGTGCAGAATTGCGGTGACAGGAGATGACGAGGAGGTCATCGGTATATATCAGAGCGACGACTGGGCCAACACTCGCAAGAAAAAGAACAAGCCTACCTTCTTGCCTAAATTCAACAAGGACACCTCGCGAGAAGAACCTCGGCAGGTCTACTGGTGCTTTGATTACAGCAGTGGGCAGGTATATCCAAAGCCAGACTACTTTAGCGCAGTTAACTACATCGAACTCTCTAAGCAAATAGGCATTTATCACGTTTCGAATATTCTGAACGGTATGTTTCCGAGCTTGATCGTTTCGTTTTTTAACGGTCAACTGGACGAGGATGCCATCCGGAAGATGCGCCAAGACATGCAGGGGCATCTGGGAGGTGCAGGCAACAGCGGTAAGGCGTTCTTTACCTTTAACGAACCGGGAGCGACGCCTCCAGACATTAAAAGCTTCCCGTTATCCGATGCCGACAAGCAGTATGAATACCTCACCAACACTTCACGCCAAGAGGTCCTGCTCGCACATCGCTGCACGACGCCATTGATTTTTGGTATCCGGGACGGAGCCAGTGGGTTCGGATCAAATAAGGAGGAGATGGTCATCGGTCTCGAGATATTCACCAAGCAGGTCATCGAACCCAAGCAGCGCAAACTGTCTAAGGGCTTTGAAACTGTCCTGAATTACGAGATGGAGGGCATTGAAATCACCATTATACCAAACACTCCGCTTATGACTGAGCAGGGTGCAACTGCAACCGAGTCATCGGTGGTACCGGAAACCGAGCCAGCGCCAGAAGCTGCACTTGATGTTCCTTTAAGCGCAGAGGTCGAAAAAAAAAAGTACCATCTGAGCTCTGACGTCGAAATGACATCAGACGACGAGCAGTATTGGCGTGAACGTCTCAAGAACTGCGGGGAGGTGATTGACCTCGACGAGTGGGAGCTGGTTCACGAAGATGAAGCGCTGCGAGATGCAGAAGTCGAGAAGGCATTCTGTGAGAACCTCCAAGAGTATCAACTGCAGAGCCTTGAAGATTATGCCGAACCAGAGAAGAAGAGCGCGTGGGGTGATCGTGGATTATATAAACTCCGGTATGCATACAGCCAGAACCTTAGCGAAGAGAGCCGAGAGTTCTGTGTGGACATGGTTGGTTTGTCAAAGAATGGAACCGTCTACCGGTACGAGGACATCCAACTGATGAGCGATGCAGGCGTGAACGGACAGTTCGCTCCAACAGGCAAATCCCAGTACGATTTGTTCAAATATGTCGGCGGTTGCTTTTGCCATCATCTATGGAAACGCCAGATTTACTTCCGCAAGCGCGAGAAGGGCAAGTTCCTGCCCAATAAAGGATTGGCAAACGATAAAAGGGTCGGTAATGTACCCTACGTAAAAAAGAAGGGCATCGAAGGTGTAGCGCCTATCGACAGACCCGGACGTGGTTCACTTAAATACGGCTAAAACTAAACAACATGGCAGAGATTCTTTTCATTTCGGACGTGTACATTAAAAAGTACACACAGGTCAATGGAGCGGTGGATTCCGGTCTGCTTTACCCAAGCGTATATCTGGCGCAGGACAAGTACTTGCAACCTTGGCTTGGGACCGTTCTTTATAACAAGCTCAAAGATGACATCGCAAACGATACGCTTGCGGGTGTTTACGAGACGCTGGTGGTGGACTACTGCCAGAAGGTTATCTTGTGGTGGACAATGGTGGAGGTTTTGCCTTCATTAGTCTACAAACTGGACAATGGAACTTATGTGCAGCGCACCAGCGAGGATTCATCACCCATGAGCGACGCCACTATGAAGGACATGATTGTGCGTTATCGCTCAAATGCGGAATATTATAGCGGCCTCCTGTTTGATTACCTCTGCTCCAACTCTAACCTGTTCCCGGAATATAGCGCAAACGTCTGGCCTCAGCGTTCGCCTTTGCAGCGACGAGCGCCATTTGGCTATGATTTCTCGCGAAACAACGGCGTGAACGGCCCTTATTATGGGGAACGTCGAATTGATTTCATACCATGAGGGAGAAACGAGAGGAGAAACGAGTCTATTTGGAGAAGCTCAAGCGCTACGAGAAGGCGCTGCTTCATAAACTGAAAACGGAAAAGCCAGATGAAAGACCTCGTACAGTATCTCGGTGAATTATTGACGCATGTTAATACCTACCTTCTAAGCATTGGGGTAGGCCTGCTCGCAAAAATAAGCTACGATCTATACATGAAACGCACACTTTCCTTGATTCAATGGACCGCAGTAATCGGAATTAGCGTCTTTTGCGGCTACCTGACCAGCACCTACTGTCTAAATTATGGCCTAAATGAGGCCTCGCAAATACTGGTGCCGCTGGCGACCCTCTTCGGGGAGAAAGTCATCCAGTATGTCATGGAGAACCACAAGGTAATCTTGAACAATCTCATCTCGATGTTCAAACGCAAATGAGCGAAGAGCCTAAAGAAAAGCGCCGCATCGGAGAAAAGATTAAGAACTCAAAGTTCGGCACCTTTGTACGTGACCGGGTAAAGCCCGTCGCGGGTGACATTCTTGAGGTCGTGGGAGACATCACAGGTATCCAAGCCATCGAGACCGTCGGCGCACTGATCAACGGCAAAAAAGAGCAGAACGATGAAGCGGCGAAGCTCGCGCAGGACTTCGAACGCTACAAGCTCGAGTTCACGCTTGAGATGCACCGCCTCGACATGCAGGCAGATCTGGAAGCGTACAAGGCAGAGGTCGAGGATCGCACCAGCGCACGACTTCGGGAGGTCGAGTTCACCAAGGCCACCGGAAAGAGGGACTGGCTCATGGCTGCGGTCATCCTTGCAGGTCTGCTTCTGCTTATTGGCGTCGTCCTTTCCTTGATATTCATTACTATACCACCGGAGAACCAGCGCCTCGCAGACATGACGTTTGGGGCAATCATGAGCATCGGCGCATCCATCTTCTCATATTACGTCGGCAGCTCCAAAAGCAGCCACATGAAGGACCAAACCATCAAGAGCCTCACGAATGCCCAGTAGAAACATAACGGATTGCACCGAGAAGCTCCAGCTGGTCTGGTCAACCTGCACTAAAATCTACGCGGAGAAGTATCCGGATGAAGCCCAGCCGTTTTTAACCTGCACCTTCCGGACCAACGACGAGCAGCGTGCATTATATGCGCAAGGCCGCACCGCCAAGGGCAAAGTCGTCACCTATATCAGCGAGAACGGCAAACACAACGTCTACCCGGCACGCGCATTCGACGTCGCGTTCAAGACCAAAGGCAACAAGCTCGACTGGTCACCCATACACTTTAAGCGCTTCGCAAAGATTGTAAACGAGCTTTTCGACGGGGTAAAATGGGGCGGAGACTGGGTTCGTTTCAAAGACCTGCCGCACTTCGAGGAATAACTTATTCACAATTTTCTTTTTGATTTTCAAAGAGTTACGCGGTTATGCACTGCGTAAACTCCGATTGCGTTATTTTTCTTATTGATGTATCAAAAAAGCGACTTATATTTGGTCCGTAATTCAAAAAGACAAAAAGATGACCACCGAAATCGCTCTGCATAATTTCACAGTTGAACAACTTGAGACCTTTATGGATCAACTGTGGGACGCTATCGAAAACGAATCAGATGCCATTCAAAAAATACGCATAAATCAGCTGCGCACTAAATGCATGCGACTTTGCTACACAATGAAAAAAAATCAATTTTAATACATCACACACATGAACTACTGTATCACAATCGAACAACTGAACGGCAGCCCAAAGACCCACGCTGTTCACTATTTTCAAACCTTTGAAGAAGCCATGCACAGCTTCCAGCTACGCTGCGATGAGCTCGGGTATTATGCAACCATCTTAAACGACGAAAACATCGCACAGGCTGGCGGCATCGGTCACGACTTCCGTCTTGAACTCATCAAGAGCACCTTTTCTTTTTTGCAACCAGAAATCTAAACACACATGAAAACCCTACAAATCGCAAACGCTCCCATCGAGCCATCTTTTCAAACAGTGACCATCACTGGCATCCGGTATTTCAAACACATTAGCGATCACCAGTTCTTTGCGCTCACGCCAGAGTTCTACAGACGCTACCAGTTCGAAAGTCCCTACCGCTACAGCACTTTCATCAGCACGGTGCGCATATTTGAAAACGAGGAAGTGCGCTACGGCACCGACCTTTGGAATGTTCTAAACCTCAATAAAATATGGGAGGAGGTTGCCGAAGAGGTCGCCTTACCTTTGATTGAAACGTTTGTCCTTCGCTTACTTAACGATATAAGGGAGGAGACGTTATGAGGTACCCCATTGCCGAAATCAATATTGAAGCGCTGCAGAAGTTCCAACAGCGTTTAAACTTAGAACCTGCTCTTGAATCAGTCGAGCTCACCCCAGACAAGAAGGCCAGCACGGTCGTCATCAGCCACATCGAAATGACGCTGGACGAGATGTTCTTCGGACAGTGGAAGACCGAAGGCTTCCGCTGGCAGACCATAGCAAACGAGGTGCAGGGAACACTTGAACTGATTGTGGTGCACCCGGTGACGGGTTACGAGATTCGACGCACGGGAGCAGCCAGCGTGGTGATAATGGTTGACCGAGTTCCGGAATCAATAAAGGACGACCCGCAGCTTCGAAACCAGTGGGCGCTCTCACCCTCAAACAAGAAGCCCAACGCTCTGGACATGGCCTTTCCTAAACTGAAAGCCGAGTGTTTAAAGAACGCGGCGCAGTCGCTTGGTAAGGTTTTCGGTCGCGACCTAAACCGCAAGAACAAGGATACCTACAAGCCCTACAAGATTACGCGCAAGGACGTCCCCATCGCGAAGCTACCTGAGCACACGATGACGCTGATCGAGCAGAGCATCCAGAAGGGCGAGGATGAGTTCGAGATCCGTCAAGCGATGGAAGAGCTCGCGGAGCTCATCACACCCGAACAGAAGGCCCACATTGAAAACCTACTAACCCAAAAATCACATGAATAAATACACCGCCGACGTCCTGCAGCACGCACGCCAACAGTCCGAGGCATGGGATAAAATCCGACTCGGTAAGTTTACCGCTTCAACCGTTCACAATCTTATGAGCTCGCCTCGATCAAAAGCCGACCGGGATGCAGGCAAGCTATCGCAAACCGCCGAGAAGTACGTCATCCAGAAGGCCATGGAAATCGTCACCGGTGAGTCGCAGGAGGATGCCTACGGTCGCGCAATCGACTGGGGTAATGAATGGGAGGAGCACGCGCTTGGCGAGCTGCACAAGCGTCTCGAGTTCGAGTCACGCGGCGAGGTTCGAATGGTAACGAAACCGCCCTTTAAGGCCTTCAACGAATACAGCGGCTGCTCCTCGGACGCCATAATCTACGACCGCGAAATGGACCCGCTGCTCATCGTGGAAATCAAGTGCCCTTATAACAGCGTCACCCACTTTATGCACTCCCGGATAACGGGAGGAGAAACGCTCCGCGATATAAACGAGGACTACTATTGGCAGGTTCAGATGAACATGCTGGTCCACCAGACCACCGCTGGATATTTCGCCAGCTACGACCCCAGACAACCGGAGCACCGACGCCTTCATTACGCTCGGATCGAAGCCGACATCGCAGCGCTGCAGATCCTTTGCGAGCGCATTGAGTACGCACAAGCCATCAAAGAGCGTTATTTGCAAGAGTGGACCAAACTATGAAAAACTCCTTTCTACTTCACCAAGACAGCCTCGCGGTGCTTGATGCCTTAAGTGATGAACAGGCGGGCCAGCTTTTTAAGGCCATGCGTGTTTACCATGCCAGCGGAGAGCTACCGGAGGACATTCTTCTCAAACTTGCTTTGATGCCATTTGTCAACCAGTGGAAACGCGACCTGATTCAATTCGAAAAGGTATGCAACCGCAACCGCGCAAATGGACTTAAAGGGGGAAGGCCAAAGAACCCAGTGGGTATTTTGGAAACCCAGAAAAAGCGAACCGAACCCAAAAAAGCCGAGAGTGATAATGATAGTGATAATGATAATGATAGTGATAGTGATAGTACTAAGCGCAAGCGCTCCACACCAGCACCCACACTTGAAGAGGTACAGTTATTTTTCAAAGAAAACGGGTACAGCGTCGAGATAGGCACAAAGGCCTTCCAGTATTACGCCGACGCCAACTGGAGAGATTCACGCGGCGAACCAGTAAGGGCTTGGAAGCAGAAGATGCGCGGCGTTTGGTTTAGGGAAGAGCACAAGCAGCAGTCCTACAACCCACGCACCGGTAACACCGCAGCAGTTTACACCTCACCAGATAAATACCGCCCAGTATGATTTCACGGATTCCTGCACACGACACCGAACTGGAGCAGTTGATTCTGGGCGCCATACTGCTCGACGGGAAGGCTATGGTTGCGGTCATGGGGCATTTGTCCCCGGAGCGCTTTTACGACCCCAAAAACGCCACTGTCTTTGAGGTTATGGCAGAGCTTTACATTCAGAACTCGCCAATCGACCTCCTGACGGTCACTCAAGCGGTGCGCAAAAAGCGCCTGCTGGATCAAGCAGGAGGACCAGCCTATATCGCCAGCCTCACAAACCGGGTCGCCTCAACTGCAAACCTTGAGCAGTGGTGTTTATTCCTGAACGAGCACTATATGAAGCGAGAATTCGCGCGTATAAGCTCACAGGTGCACGATTTGAGCTTTGATGGGACTACGGACGTCTTTGAGATTTACGATCGTTTTACGGGGCAAATGTCGCAGATTTTCAATAAGTCGGTTAAAACCACCATGTCGCACGTCAGCGAGCTGACCGAAAAGGTCGCCGAGGCGGTTATTTCACGTGAAAGCACCACGACTGGGGTCAGCGGCTTAACAACGGGGATTGCATCGGTGGACAGGCTTATTGGCGGACACCAAAAAAGCGACCTGATGTACATTGCGGGGAGACCGGGAATGGGTAAAACAGCAATGGCCTTAAGCGAAATGCTCTCGATGGCGGTTCACGGTGTTCCGGTGGCTTTCTTTAGCCTTGAGATGTCGAGCTCGCAGGTTATTTTTCGCCTGCTTTCAATGCTCACTGGCATCGACGGTTCGAAGCTGATGAAATACAAGCTCGAAATCGAAGAGATGCGCAACTTTCAAATGAAGAAGGACTACCTGAACACCCTGCCAATATACATCGACGACACCGCTGGCCTTTCGGTTTTTGACCTGCGCACTCGAGTCAAGACGATGGTCGAAAAGCACTCGGTCAGTATAGTCTACATTGACTACGTTCAGCTTCTCGGATCCGGAACGCGCAAGGCTGGCCAGAACCGCGAGCAGGAGATAAGCACCATCAGCCGAAATCTTAAACTTATAGCCAAAGAGTGCGACCTTCCGGTCATAGCGCTTAGCCAGCTATCAAGAGCGGTGGAGGCAAGGGCGGAGAAAAGACCGATGCTTTCGGACCTTCGCGAATCCGGAAGCCTTGAGCAAGACGCGGACATCGTTGTTTTCCTTTACCGCCCAGAATATTACGGAGTTCTCGCTGACGAAGCGGGGAACAGCATCGAAGGCATGGGCGAATATATTGTCGCCAAGCAGCGAAACGGCTCCACAGGCATCGCTCGGATGCGTTTCCTGCCCAATGTCATGCGCTACATCGAATTTAACAATAACACACAACACGAACCATTACCCTTTTAAGCCATGAAAGTATACCGAAACAGCGACGGCAGCTACGACGTCATAAACTCAAAAAACGAACTGTTCCACATTGTCTACGCGGCCAAAAAGGTCGGACACGTGACGACTAACTGGAAGCACCACAGGCGCCAACTTACCCGGATACCAAAACACGTCATGAACCTCGTCCATATTATTGAGCCATGAAAGAGTTGAAACGCAAGAAGTGCAAAGTCTGCAAGGAGCTTTTTACACCGACAATCAGCACGCTTCAGGTGACTTGCACAAAGATTAGCTGCATTCTGGGCAATGCCAAAGTTATGCAGGCCAAGCTCAACAAGCTCAAAATACAGGAAATGCGCGAGCGGATCAAGACGCGGCAGGAACACCTGAAAGAGCTGCAGGTTGTGTTTAACACCTACATCCGGGAGCGCGATAAGGGGACGCTCTGCATTAGCTGCGAGCGACCTCTCAGGGGTAAATATGATGCAGGTCACTTTTATAGCGTCGGCAGCTACCCAAACCTCCGGTTCCACGAGCACAACGTTCACGGCCAATGCGTCGAGTGCAACCAGCACAAGCACGGGAACCTTATCGAGTACGGCGAGCGCCTGCTGACCCGCATCGGACTCAAGGCGACCGAAGAACTGCATGCGGCAAAAAACGGACGCCTCTCGCTGACGGTTGACGAGATAAAGCACCTCATCAAGGTATACAAGGCAAAAATCAAAACATTAAAACAATGAGACACGGTTCACTATTTTCGGGCATCGGAGGCTTCGACCTCGCGGCTGAGTGGATGGGCTGGACTAACGTCTTCCACTGCGAGTGGAACGAATTCGGCCAGCGTGTCCTAAAACATCACTTTCCAAAATCAAAAAGCTATGGCGACATCACGCAGACAGATTTCACTATTCACAGAGGCAACATCGATATCCTCACCGGAGGCTTCCCATGCCAACCTTACTCCAACGCAGGCAAGAGACTGGGGAAGGATGACGAGCGACATCTCTGGCCAGAGATGCTTAGAGTCATTCGAGAAACTTCCCCGCGTTACGTCGTGGGCGAAAACGTTCGCGGCCTTACTAATTGGAACGGGGGGCTGGTCTTCGACGAGGTGCAAGCTGATTTGGAAGCTATCGGCTACGAAGTGCTCCCGTTTCTACTTCCAGCTTGTGCCGTCGGCGCTCCGCATCGACGAGACCGCGTCTGGTTTATTGCCTACTCCGACAGCTGTACAAAGAGATCATCCGGATCGAGTCGAAGCATTGAAAAAAACGGGAGCGACAACCATGATGAGTCGAGCCAATGGAGAAAATCGACCGAACTCAATACTGGACGCGGTCAACTTTTACGGAATGTTACCGACTCCGACAGCGTTCGACTCAACGAACGCGAGCGCGAACATGAAGAGCACGCAGGTCAAGGAAGGCTCGATGCATTCGATGACCTTGAGCAGAATGATGAGGGACGGTATGCTGCCGACACCGGTAGCGAACGACTGCAAAGGTGGACACTCTCCTCATGCAATGACTCGAAAGGATGGCAAGAGCAGGATGGACGCATTGAAGAACATCCCTTCGATAGTTGGAGAACATTGCAGTCAGAGAGCTGGCAAAACTTCCCAACTCAGTCCCCTGTTTGTAGCGGAGATGATGGGCTTCCCGCCGAGCTGGACGGTATCACCTTTTCGAAGTGGCGAAACGAAAGTGTGAAAGCCTACGGGAACGCTATCGTCCCACAGGTCGCGCTTGAAATATTCAAGGCAATAGAAAAAATGGAAACACTTAAAAATCAATAAGATGATAACAATCGACACCAAACCACACATGCGCACGGAGCACTTCCGAGGCGTCATCACGCTGATGCTATCGGAAGAGGCTCAGCCAAGCTACAACTTCGAACTCCTGCGCCACACGAATGGCGCCCTGAAGTACGAGGTCGTTATTGACCCGCAGTACAATCTGAGCCCGGACCACCTCCGGATTTTAACGCAGACGATTATGGCGAACGTTAACAAGGATCAGGTCGAATGGCGTCCACAAGAGAAGGAGGGCAAAGCATGAGACGCATCTACAACACCAAACTGAGCGCGACCGGATGGATGAAGTCGCAGCTCCATCGAAGCCGTCGCGAGAGCTTAACAGCTGAGGAAATCTTCCAGCTCATCAAGGACGCCGAAAAGCTGGAGCAGTTCAGCCTCCAGTACGCTTACGTCTGCGGAGCCGAGGATGTAGAGGACGCGAAGCTGTACGGCTACGAGAGACGCTTCGCTCAGCAGTTCTATAATGAAACATACGGAGGTGACAAATGACAGCCAAAGATCACGCGATCGAGCTCTTCGATGAGTTCCACGACATCCTGAACAACGTCGTCCCGGACGCCAGCATCCGAGGACGGAGAACTAAATCAGAAGCCGCTAAGCAGTGCGCAATTATGTTCGTCGATCAAATGCAGGCGCATTGCGGTCACGAGATGACTGAGTATTGGCGGCAAGTAGAAAGCGAAATTAACACCCTATTATGACAAAAACATACACCCCGGAACAGGTAGTACGTATCGTACACCTGCGCCAGCTACGCATCGACCTCCTGAAAGGAGGCGGCAAGATGTCAAACAACAACACAAGATTAAAAAACGTCCAAGACGAACTTTGGACATTAACCCAAAACCCAGCATTCAAAAGATGAAAATCACAAGCACAAATGACGGGGGAGTTATGCTCACCCTCAGCGCCGAAGAGGTCGGTGCAATCCTTAAAGCCTCACAACAGACCCAGCTCTTTGAAGAGCCGAATCCGGTATGTCAAAACATCTACAAAGGTCTGCGCGAACACACCGTTGCCTTTATTGACGAGCTTCGCAAGCGTTATGACCGCACTTGGATTGACATGAAAAGCGAGCGGTTTCAAGAGATTCGTTATAAGCATCAAATCAGCAACTACGGACAGAACTTTCTGATTATTGAAAACAGGGGAGGTTTGGTATCAGAAATGAATGGACGCAAATATGCACGCATCCGCTTTCTTTGGTAGCCGGTTGTAACAGCTGGTTACAAATTGTAACCAGTTGTAACATGTTACAGAGGGCCTTCGGGCCCTTTTTTTATCCGTAGCTATACTTCCCGTAGTTCGGTCGCAGTTCGAAAAACATGCGCATCATCAAAGCGTCGGCGTAGTCGGGAGAAACACCATGCTGGCGGCTAATTTCCTCCTTGGATGAGACCGACAGCTTCCCGTCGGCTTCCGGTCGCTTCCTTCGGATCATGTCAAGCTCACGCGTGATTGTATCTCGGTGCGAGATGGGCAGGACAACGATACGGGCTTCGACAAGCTCTGCCAGCTTATAATAGCACTCCGCCTTGAGGTGTACGAACTTGTCGCTGTGCACCGCTCGCGATCCGTTCATGAACTCACGACACCGGAGCACGTCACAGAGACCGCCACCGACACCGTCCGCGTCGGCGATTACGTTCCGGATCTCGACATGGTGACGAGCCTGCAGCTCTCGGATAGCTCGGACGACCTCGTCGACTCTCTGTTTTCTGAGCTCATGAATCTCGAGACACTGCAGACCACGCCAGACCGCTATAACCGTCCTGTCCTTTCCAAGTCGAGCGACGTCGCAGGTCAGGTACATCTCACCGGGCAGAGCTTGGTCCCGGAAGGCATGAGAAAGGTCATCGTATCCGAACAGACCGTCGGCGGTCTCATCATACTCCCAGATGCCGTACTTGAGGCGCTGGCGGTCAATCTCGTGCAGATCTTCTAAGGTATCGAGATAACTGGCAGGCAGGTAAGGATTCTCCGAGGCAAGCGACTGGATGAACGCACGCTTGTGACCCATCTTACCGTCTCGCCAAGGCAGGTAGAACTCATGGTAAAGCCAGCCTTTATGTGGATTACAGGTCAGGAGCATTTTTGGTTTAAGTTCGAATTCCTTCATCCGGTATCGAAAGCAGGAGCTCAAGACTTCAATGGCACGCCGTGAGACCTGCGCAGCCTCATCCACCCAAGCATCCGTAAGCTCAAGACCCTGCAACTGTTGAAACTCCGGGTCGGATGGGTAAGCGAAAAGGTCCTTGAGCAGTATCTCGGAACCGTTCGAAAAGGTGATGACGTTTGACTGGGCATTGAAAAAGATGTCGATGTCCATGCGCAGACCGTAAAGGCCGCACACCTCGAAGAACGTCTTGAGGGTGGTCTTTTTAAGCGTGTCGAGCTTCGAGCGACCGATGAGTCCACGAGTACCCGGATACTTCAACCGTCGCCAGATTTGCCAGACGGATCCGGTGAAGGACTTTGCACCACCTCGACCTCCTCCAAAAAGCACCCACTCGACCGAGGAGTCGACAGTGAGTGCTTGGAAGCATTCGAGCTGCTTCGGGAGAAAGTCAATCTTTGCCATCTTAGAAGGGAAGACCGTCCTCGTTAGCTGTTGGAGGTGGAACTGGAGTCTCGGTGCTTCGCGGCTGGTCCATGTCACTCATAACAAATGACAGGAAGCGTCCATTCTTGCCTTCCTTAGCCCATGCAGCAATGCGACGAATGACTCCGTTCTCGGTCATGTAGGTGCCGTCCATGTCTGGCTGGTTAGGAGTCTTTTTGTTTTTGTTTTTGAAAAGGTTGCCTGTGTTCGGCTTCTGTTGGTATGGATTCATGTGTTTAAATATTACGATTCAAAACGGGAGCGCTGACAATTGTATCAAGGACTCGGGAGAATCCTAGTGCAGCCAGCCGCTCGCCGACCTGTTTCAATTGGCGATGGAGCGCGGGGTCGCAACTCACCAAGTCGAGCACCTTCCTTCGCGCATAAATAATTGTTGCATGGTGGACGCGGCCATCGAAACAGGCAGCAAGTTCTTTATAGGTCATCCGGTCAATGCGGTGAAGTTCCTCGCACATGCAGAAGATAACAACCTGACGAGCTATAACCTCCTCGTGCTTGCGGGTGTTCACCACATGGATGGCGGTCACATGCATCACGTCCTCTATGATTTTACAGACCTCCACAAACAACTCGTCAACCTTTCCGGTGATAGCTTGCAAAGAACGTTCAGCTACAATATCCTCCCATTCGGGCAGTAAGGATATAATCTGATTCCTGATGTCCTCATGATACTGGCGCTGCATCAGTGGCATCATCTGGATCAAAACAAAACGTACCTGTTCAGCGGTTAGATGCTCGTTTAAGTGGTGGACGATCTTTAAGACCATAAGAAATGAGTGTGTCGATGTTTGTTTCAGTTATATCAGCGAGCCGTTTATAGTACCGAAGCTGGATGTTACCGGGGTGTGCGAGCCATCGGTAGATTGTAAAGCGAGACACCTTCAAACGCCTTGCAGCCAGTTCCTTTGTGCCGAATTGATCAAGTATGAAATCCTCAAGGGTCATGTTCAAAAGTTCGCGTGGAAAATATCAGTCCGCGCAGTACTTTCGCAAAGATATGACTAAAAGGTGCAACATCGCGACCACTTGACAGAAGCTGTGAATAAATATTACAGGCAGTGGCGGCAGCACGCCATTGGCCTCGAACGTGACGTCGTCCGGGGTGAGGACCTTCTTAGCGAAACACTGCTCAAGATATTCGACAAGCATCGAGAAGCTGCCGAGGAGGTCGCCAGTCGCGGGAAGCTCTACGAGTACGTCAACCGCTCCATGTATCTTATGAAGATAGGAAGGTATACGAAGTACGCGCAACGGTACAAGCGCTTCGCGGCCTTGTGGAGCACAGAGGCAGATGTCTCGAACATGGAGCCAGAGACGCCTTGGCTGGGTGCAAGGATCGACAACGAGTATATCGACGCCTACATTAGCTTGATGCCAGAGCTGGACGCGGTTGTCCTTCGGCTGTACGCAATGCAGGATTTCAAGTATGACGTCGTCGCCTCCGAGACAGGCATTCCCAAGCGGGTGCTGTACAAATTAGTCGAGAACGCAATTAAAAAAATAAGAGACAATGTTCAAGCTCAACGTCCCGGCGAGGGTCCGGATGGCCCGCATGAATGAATGTGGAGGCTGCAAGTTTTACATCAAGGAGACAAACTCCTGCGGCACAAAGATGAACCTTTTGGGACTCGTCACGGGAACCCATGGTGGTCTGGTGGACGAGGAGGACCTCGACGTCTCGGAAGAGAAAAAGGAACTTAACCTCGTCAAGTACTACAAGAAGAAGGTCCGCCTCTGCGGATGCGACATAGGAGAAAAGACAAAGTACACCTTTGAATCCTGTCCCATCGGACGCTGGGGCAAGTACCGCCTGACGGATACCGAAACAAACCTGCTGGAGGAGTTTATCGGAACACTCCCCAAGACAGGAAAGATAACCAGCGAGCAGGTCGACAACGTTATCAAGTGGTTCGAGAAGGTCAGCGGGAGACCCATGCGGCGCTGCGACAACTGCGTCCGGGAAGTAATCAAGGAACTACAGATTCAAATCGGTAAAAAGCAAGACGTCCAAATATGATAAACGGTTACCAATGTTACCGGGAGGCTGGTTATTTATTTGCCATTGCCCTCTTTGATGAGCGAGATGACGATGTTGATCAAATCAGCGACCACATGATGAGAGAGCTTGCTTTGCACCGAGCCAAGAGTTATATCGAATGCCAAATCATGCTGCGCATCGACCATATTGTCGGTGTCTACGACGGGCTCTCACCAAAATACACCATTGTCGAGTTGAGCAATGGATTTCAGCACCGGATTAAAGCACCCTACGATTATGTTCAGCAAACACTTATAAGTTAAAACATGCCAATACCCACACCCAAACCAGCGGAGAAGCGCGAGGACTTTATGGCCCGCTGCATGTCCGACAGCAAAATGCTAAAAGAATACACCGATGCCAGCCAGCGTTATGCCATCTGCATCACATCATTTAAGGAGGAGAAGCCATGAACAGCACTTTGACACCGCTCGCTCAAATCAAAGCGAACCCAAACAACCCACGAACGATTAAGGACGCGAAGTTCAAACGCCTCGTCGAATCCATCCGGACCTTTCCAAAGATGCTCGCCATCCGTCCTATCGTGGTCAACGACGACATGATTGTCCTTGGAGGGAACATGCGCCTCAAGGCATGCAAGGAGGCAGGCATCAAAGAGGTCCCAGTCATCAAGGCTAGCGACCTAACCGAGGAGGAACAGCGCCAGTTTATAATTAAGGACAACGTCGGCTTCGGAGACTGGGACTGGGACATGCTGGCTAACGAGTGGGACGTCGCCGAGTTGGACGAATGGGGAATGGACCTGCCCAAGGACCTGTTCAAGACAGATGACGTCGAACAGGACGAAGTTCCGGAAGTACCCGAGGAGCCTATCACCAAGCCCGGTGACCTTTGGATCCTTGGCCAGCACCGTCTGCTCTGCGGTGATTCGACAAACACCCAGCACGTCGACCGCTTAATGAATAAAGAGCAAGCCGACCTGATATTCACCGACCCACCTTGGAATGTAAACTACGGAGGTCAAACAGGAAAGACTCCTTGGAAGCAGAGAACAATCATGAACGACCACATGGAGGATGACAAGTGGGATGAATTCGTTTCAGGCTTTTGTGCCAGCTTCGCAATTGCCTCCAAGCCCGGTGCACCTATCTACGTCGTCATGTCCGCTCAAGAATGGCCATCGCTCCAAACCAATCTTATTAACGCAGGCTTCCACTGGTCCTCGACAATCATCTGGGTCAAAGATCGTCTAGTTATTAGCCGCAAGGATTATCACACTCAGTACGAGCCTATTTGGTATGGCTGGAATGAAAAGGCCGCTCGCCTTATGCAGGTCGAAGATCGTAAACAATCAGACGTATGGGAAGTGGACAGACCACATGTTTCGGATCTTCATCCAACGACCAAGCCCATAGAGCTCATCGCCCGAGCCTTAAACAACTCCTCCAAGGCAGGAAACCTCGTCCTTGACCTGTTCGGCGGTTCCGGTTCGACAATGATAGCCTGCGAACAGACAGGTCGCAAGAACTGCAGCATGGAGCTGGATCCGAAGTATTGCGACGTCATCGTCAAGCGCTGGGAGAACCTAACAGGCAACAAGGCGGTGCTTGAAAAAGAGTCGAATTAACTTGCGGCTTCGGTAAAAACGTACCATTTTTGGTCTATATTATAAACGCCGTTTGAAATGAGAACCAAACAGGAAATTGCAGAGCTTCTGGCAGACAACAGCGCAAATCCACCGATGAACGACAGTATTGTCAAGGAAGCCTTGAAACAACTAAAGGGGATTGCACCACGAATGAAGGGGCTCACATCGGATAAGGACAACTTCTACCGCTTTAGCCTGCCAAAAGATGGTGGCGAGGTTCGCGTCAGCGTTATTGTAGAGCAAGGTCCCAACGAAGATGCTGGCAGCTTTAACGCTCCACGCATTACAGGAAAGAGTGCTGGCTTGGTAAACGACGAGAATATGTACGCGTCGATTTATGCGCTCAAGCCTAGCAACCGCACCGGAAGCGAGTTGTATCAAATGACAGTAACCATATTTAAATAACCACATGAAAACACAAAAAGAAATCGTAGCGCTCCTCAGCGAGCAGGTTAGTGAAATCAAACTTGCTCAAGTAAAGGATGCTTTTCGCAAAGTCGAAGAAGACTTATTGAATCTCAAAATCTCATTGCGCACCTTAAAAGATCCTGCCCTTTTGAAAAGAATTGCTAAAGTGGAAAGCGAAATGCTAGGTTTGAAAACAGACCTGATATCAATTAAACAATGGTAACAAAATAAAACAAAACCATGAAACACACCAATCCAGTCGCTGCAAAGATCGCAGCTCAAATCGAAGAGATTAACCTCGCAAAAGCGGAAGTCAACCTTGGAGAGCAAGAACAACGCATTCAAAGCATCATCAAGTCCATTAACAAACAGTATGGATTTAAAGACAACTTCGACGCCGTGTTCTTTTTATGTCAGTACATGAAGAAGATGGGATTCATCAGTAACTTCACTATGGCCATCGATAAAGGAGAATAACACCATGAAAACCACACGTCAACTTATAACCGAAATCTCTAAGAAGGTTGAAGATATCAACCTCGCCAAGGAGAAAGCACTCGGATTTCAAAAGCCGGTCAGTAAATTAGAAGAGGTTATTACAAGTTTCACCGCTTCATCAAAACTTAGAGATGACCAAAAGCTAAATGCTATTGTAAAAAAAATGGAAGCAATTCATAAAGAGTTGACTAATCATTTAGACGCCACTTACATTTGGGACTAAAAAATACCGGTTAATGAGATCAAAAAAAGAACTTACTCAGCTCTTAGGTAGAAACGAACAGAACCTGCCTGCTGCCCAAGGATTTCGTAAGAACGAGATGGGGAAGTATTCGGTTAACGTCTTTAAGGATGCAGACAATGTCGACTTTCCTATGAAATATGGTGGAGCGTGGAATAAACCAAGTGGCGACGATAACTTTACACTTTGGATTAGTGACGGTCAAAAGAGCAGTCGATCTGAAAAAATAACCTTCACCGACAGCAGTCAAGTGTCAAGCTTTGCTAAAAAGTTATACGACATCGCAAAGAAGAAAGGTGTTCAGCAAAATCTGACCGCATCCGATTACGAAAAGGTCCTGAAGATGTGGTTGAAGGCAAAAAGAGACGTCCAATACGGCGGAGGCCCGAATGAATATGATTAAGAGTAATTAATGGCAAGAGTTCTGTCCGACAATTCGGCAACTAAAAAGACGATGCTCGAGAACCTCGAAAAGGCTCTCGGCGTCGTTACCGTCGCTGCACACAACACTGGCATCCACCGGGACACCCATTACAACTGGATGCAGACCGACGAGGAGTACAAGGCCAAGGTCTCGAGCCTTAAAGAGGTGACCATTGACTTTGCCGAGGCCCAGCTTCATAAGCTGATTAAAGAAGGCAACGTCGCCGCGACAATCTTCTTCTTAAAGACCCAAGGAAAGAACCGAGGGTACATCGAGCGGCAGGAGATAACCGGTGCCGAAGGAGCACCCATCATTGAAATCATAGGGAACATATAACCCAAAAAAGTCAATTTATTAGATGAGAGTCGAGATACCCAAGACGCTGGACGACGTGACCTTGCGCACCTATATCGCTTACATGAAAGCGAAAACGGATGCCGAGCGCATTGCTGCCTACACCGGGGTCAAGCGCAAGTTGATCGAGGACTGGACCTACGACGCGGTGAACAAGACGCTCGAGTTGATCGAGAGAAGCGTCGCGGATTGCACACCCATCCACCAGTCCACCTTCCGGATTGAGGGTCGTCTGTTTGGATTCATTCCGGACATGGACCTGCTTACCATGCGGGAGCACGTCGACGCGGAGACTTGGGCGCAGGAGATTTGGAAAGG